AACAAATTGGTCACCAATAGTAAATATATCTATATGCTTACCTCTTCTAACTAAGTCCTGTATTTGTTTCCAAGTCATATCTAATACGCCTGTGTACCCTTTTACAACAACGCTAACTTGCCCGTTCACGGCAGTATCCGGAAGCGTACCAATACTGCCATCAATAATCAGTTCGGCTGTTTTGCCTTCCTGAATGTCATTTTCAATAGCTTTAGTCCTTTGTTCCCATTTCTCCAATCGTCCATTAAGATAACCTTTTTCTGCAGTATTAAAGTTTTCGTTTTCTACGTCTATCAATGCTGCAGTTACTAAAGCGTCATGCTGAGAGCCGGTCATACTTATGTTATTAATATTTGTTTGCAGTCTATCTATTGCAGCTTTTACATCTGATACTCCAGTAACATTGCCGCTGTAATTTATCTTGTCGGCAGCATGTTTGTCTGCAGTACCAGCTATGTGCGCATTCAATTTTAACCGGTTTTCCTGCAAAGCTCCTTCGACGTCATTAGCTGTTATAATGCCGCCTGCGTCTTTAATCCTTATATCATCAGCATTAAGGGATATTTGAGAAGGATTAACATTTATTGCAGTTTGCATATCATCACTCCTTTTTTATGCAATTTCTCTTTTCGTTATATTGCTCATTTGAACTGTGCATACGCCATCTGTTATATCAACTGCATATTTAATTTCATATTCGTATGTCTTGAAAGTAGCTCCTTGTCTAACATATTCTCTCAATTTTGTAACAAGGTTTCGTTGTCTTTCAATTATCTCAACATATTCTGTTATATCTCCGCCAGTAGTTGAATACACTTCTTCAAGCTTCTTAAACATTCCTCTTTCGTCAAATATAAAATTAAAGTTTTTTGGTGTTTGAAGCATTTCTTCAAGATTTAATAATCTTGTCTGATAACTTGTTAAGTCTAATTCTTCTAATTCTGCTATTCTCTGCTGTCTTAACAACTCATTTGCCTGCCTTGTAGTTTCGTTTTGCTGACGTTCAAGCTCATATTGCTGTCTTTCTTCTTCTTTAATAATAATTTCGTGGAAACCTGCAAAATCTTCTCTAATTTGGTCAAGGTTTGTTGCAGCTGTTACATTTATCAAATTCAGCTTGTTTGTATTTCTGTCAATTTGTTCTTTATTTTTTATAGCTAATCCTAATGCTTTTATATCAGACATTATGCAACCACCTTCCCTTTGACTGTAACATAACCTGCTGTAACGCTTTCAAGTTGCATAATGACGCTTTTTAATCCAGTTATATCGAATTGCCAAAGTTCTCCGTTACCTGTAGTTGAAGTTCCTAATTCAAAAGTTGAAAGGTTTATGCCAATCAATGGTCTTAAAGTATCGCTGTCGCCTTTCGCATAAAAGTTTATTTTTCTTGATGTGCTACTTCCGTATATTTCAATTGTCAGTGTTTTTTTATCGCCTACAATTAACTCAACTCCATCACCTGGAGAAACAGCTGCGTCATGGAAAGTGTGGTTAACTACAACATTTTCTATATTTACTTTTCCAATTTTATTCATGCCTGACCTAAGAAAATCAATTATAGATTGGACCTTATCATTTATTTGCTTCATTTATAAGTCCTCCAAAATAAAAAATTTTTCTTATATCAGCCTGTTTTCTCTCTTCCTATACTGATTTTCAAGTTCTTGGCTATGCATAGCTGCAGCTGCTCTTTGTCTTTCTGCCTGTTCAATTGCCAAGTAAACAAATCGTGGTATCATAACTGTCACACCACGCTGTATTTGCCATGTTTTACCGTTGACAATTACAATCAAATCATCTTTATATTTGTCGTTATCCTTAAATGCCATAAATGGCACTCTTTCGTTCATATATTCATCAAGTGGATTCTTCTTTTCTTTTTTGTTATCAGCCATAATATTTAATTCCTCCCTTTAATTTTTGATAAATTTTAAAAAAGGGGGAGTTTAAGCTCCCTTTTAAGCTAAAATATTTGCACTATCAATTTTCACCGCTTTCAAAAGTAGAAGCAGTTTCAACTCTTACCATGTAGTTTTCAACTAGGATTTCAGCAGTTTTTATAGCTTTCCATCCAGCAGTTGCTCTTTGATTTAACGGGTCGGCAGTTCCAGCGGAACCAAGTTGTTTAATTATTGTTTGAAGCCCTCCGCCAGTAACCTCTGTAACGCCATAAGCATCAGCACCAAGAATAAGAGTTGAATAAACGTCTCTTCCTTCTGCTCCTGCTTCGCCTGGATAAATAATATCACTTGCTGCAGGGTCATGTGTCGGAGTTTCGCTGATTGTGATTTTTGCATTTCCTGCTGTTCCTGCTTCAGCACTAGAAATAGTATAAATATATCCGTCTATAATGATTTTTCTTCCTGCCAATGCTGCTGCTTCTATGTCTGAAAGTGCTTCTGTTATAGTAATTACTTTGTTGCTATATGAAGAAACGGTTAAAGTTCTAGTTTCTCCTTTTAGATTTGGAGCGTGAAATATTTTTGCCTCAGTTGTTTCTACAAAACGCACACCATGTATTTTCCCGATTTCACCCTCGAAAATCTGTGTTGAACCGGCATATTCAGATGCACTTACCCAGTCATCGTCTCCCATAAGGTCATAAGCAACGTCAGGATGAATAATTCCCACATAATATCCATTAATTTTCTTTGCTTTGTTGTTTTTCAAAGTTCTAACTGCTCTCCTGACGCATTCTACTGAGAAATAGTGGTTTCCGCTTGACTTTCCACCTACCAAAAGATGTCTAGCATTGACTTGTCCTGCTGCGTATTGAACGTTTGTTCCGCTGTTTAATACTTCACGAGTGATAGTGTCAAGAGTTTCTCCTGACTGATTGCCTAGAAGCTTAGTTGCCTGCAGCAAGTTGTTGTCAATAGCAGTAAGCAAGAGTACATCAGATAATTCGATGTAGTCACCGTATTGTTTCACAGTAGCAGTGATTGTGCTGACTGATAGGCTATTTCCACGAGGAGTTACGCCTTCTTGTAATGGAGTAAGCGCTTTCGGCAATGGAGCATATTTCCTGAACTCGATAGTTTTACCTCTACCCTTCGGTATCGGATGTTTTTGTGCGAACTGGTCGTGAACTAGATTTGGTACAGCGTTATCAATGAGATAATCGCTGTAAAATGTTTTCATTTCAGCTGATAAATCTTCACTTTCAGTTGTTTGTGTATTATCAAACAGTCTTAAATTAACCGACAAAAGCTTTATATATAAAAGTTTTTCAGTATTTGTAATCATGTAACCTCTTTATACCTCCTTATTATCAAAATCTTATTACCTCCCCTCTTGCAACTCTACGAGCTATTTCTTCTCTATCATCTCTTGTCAAGTTTCGAGGGTCGGATTTTATAATTATTCCAGGTGCAGGATTTGTTGCATTTTCTTTCGGTCTATTGCCTTTTGCTTTGATGTTTTCAACTACATTGTTTTGAGCCTGTTTTGCAGTACCGGCTATGATTTCATCCATATGACACACCTGGTACGCAGCCTCTACAGATACACCGGCTCTCAATAAAGAGACAAAGTTTTCGTTCTGTAATTCTGTTCTCAAGTCAAAGTTCGGATATTTTGCCTTCATTGTTTCAGCTTCTTGCTGCCATTTAAGTACCTGAGCATTTATTTTTTGTTCTGCTTCTAATGTCTCTTGTCTCTTTTTAAGCATCTTATTTTCTTGTCTGAGTTTCATAATCTGTTCGTACTGCTCTACGGTCATTCCTGCTGCATCTGCAAGTTCCTGTAAGCTATCCTGTCTCAATCTGTTTGCTATTACATTCACGTCATCAGTTCCGTATTTCTCGGCTAAAACATCAATAATTGGATTCATGGCAGCAATTTGATTTTCCAATGTTTTCATATCCCTGAACCGCTTGTTGATAATGTTTTGTATTTCCTGGTCAAAAAATTGTTTAAATTCTCCTCTTCTTAACATCTCATACTCTGCCTTAAGCTGTTCAGGTGTTTTTTGAGGTTGTGCATTGGCGTCCTGCACATTGTTGTCATGCTGCTGAGCAGGATTGCTATCTTGGTCCTGCTTTCCATACAAGACAACAGGTTTCTTATCATCGCCCTTTTTCTTTGTGCCAAGCGCCGTACCTTGGCCAGGTAATTGTATTCCGGCTTGAGCTTCACCTGTACTACCAGAACTATCGCCAGCTCCAGCATCTCCGCCGCCGGCATCATCAAACAATCTTAAATTTACAGGTAAAAGCTTTATCAATTTATCAAATAACATAATTTCACCCCTTCGCACTTTAATGGTTAGCGACACCATCTAATATTCCTAATATTCGACCTTTTTGGATGTCGTCTCCTTCAATTTCATAATAACACAGATTTTTCATCTACTTTCCTCGGTCATTGTAGCATCACTAAGGATGTCAACTTTCACATGGTCCGGATAAGTAAGCTGTAATTGCTTCAAACCTATACAAATTGTAGAAAAAACAGTATTTGCAATTGCATGGACATCTTTTGTTGCAGCATCTATACCTATGAACATTTTGCCATTGTTAATTTCATTTTTGACTTTCAAACCTTTTACATTCTCAAGAGTGCCTAAAAGCGCATAAGATAAGGCTGAGACTCCAGCACACACAATATCATTCCCTTTGTTAAATTCAGCATGACCTTCGCTGTGAAATTCGTAAAAATTGTTTCCAAAACAAACAAAAGTAATATTAATCATTTTACATTCCACCTGCCATCTGTTTAATTTGTTCAGGATTTACTCCAAGATTTCTGCCTGTCAATGACTGAATAATAGCTGCCATTTTGTCCATCGTTTGTTTCATCTGCATCATCTGATTGTACAAGCTGCCATTTTCTGCTATTCTCTTTATGATTTGTTCTTTTCCTTCGAAATGCATCATTTCAAGCGCAATAAGAGCTTGTGGTGCTAACTGCGGATTGAAAAAGCCTGCAGAGTAAAGTTCCTTTGCAAGCTCATTTTGTAGTGCTTGCGAAAACGGATTTGCCTTTTGTGCTTTAATTTTGATATCAAACACCGGTTTCCGGTATTTTGGTTCCTCTCCGGGATAAGAAGGCATCAACTGTTGCTCTTTCAGCTTAGCATTGCTATATGCGATGAAACGCAATGCTCCATCAGGACCTTCAATGCGGAATTTTCTTTCAACATCGTAGAATTGCCTGATAAGTTCAATACATTTTTCGATGATTTTCCTATAGGTTCTATATGATGCTTTAATCATGTCTCTTGATAACTTATTCCCTGCTTCCTGCAGCGCAATAATTGCACTTGCTGCAGTAACACCACCTGTAACACCGCCTTGAGAGAAATCCCTGTTGCCTGAAATCTCTTTCATTTCCTGAATTTTTTCTTTCCGGTGCTGAATAATATATGGATGTAAAGGATTGACTTGGAACTCTCTGATACTATCCTGGTTAACCGAGCCTTCCACGTGGATAAGGTCTTTGCTCCAATCGGCAAATTCCTTTTCATTTATGCCGCCACTGTCTCTTATGAAAAATCTCTTTTTCCCTGCCATCAAAGCATTTTTTGATATGATTTGGTCCAGCTTGTCGATATACATCTGCGGATTTCTGACTATGTCAATATATCCAAAACCGTAGCATGTTCCCTCTTCCGGGAAAAGCACGTCCACATCAAACGGATACATTCCATGGTCATATAATCCAGTTTGCGACAGCTGCTCGTCATCTTCTGTGCTTTCCAGTACAATCTCATCAACAAATTTTGTGAGATGAAGTATTGGCTTTCCATCAACGTTTTTGCGGTAGTACCAATCTACAACTAGACATTTGTTCGCTGTATCAATGGTGTCATCATAGATGTACTGCTTCACGTCAATGACCTTGTTTCCTTGTAGGCTTCCTTTCAGAAATGGATACTGCTGCTCTAACAAGTCAGTATCAACAAGAGTAACAACGAAAATATTTCTGCTATCCTGAATATTTCGAATACCAGGTTCCCAATAGATGTTCAAAGCGTCTATATAGCGAATATCTATATCTCCAAGTCCGTTTTCCAAGTCCGGATTCCAAAACACGCCATAAACAACAAAACCATGTTTCAGTTTGTACCACCAGGCATCACTATATATTTCTTCAAAATTGTTTTTCTCTATAATGACAGGTATAATGTCAGTAAGACTCTCTGACTCCGGAATGTCGCTTTCTTCTCTTGGCAATATGACCGGGTCCGGGAAATTGTCCATCGCATCTGCATGCTTGTTCGCAATAGTGTTAAAGAGATAAGCTGTGACTGGTTCCGGGTCATTCTCAGAAGCATTTTTCTTGCGAATGAGTTCCCAGTGCTGCATCTTCCACCATTGCTCATTTTCGACTATCTTTTGCTCAAGATTTTGTTTACCGTCTTTGTACTTCTTAAGCGTTTCAATTGCTTTTCGAACGTCATCTTTTGAAATGACACTTTGCTTTCGCCTGAAAATGTCAAGTATAGCCATGATATGACCTCCTATATAATATAAAATCTATAATCTCATAAAACCATACATGTCTCTTGGCTCCTCCGTTGCCAATGGATTGTAAGGTTGCAATTTCGACAATACATTTCTTCGCGGCGGTATTGGATTCCGCTGCAGGAAATACCGGCTTTCATCATATATGTGGTCCTCTCCGTCCGTATCCACATCCTCTACGTCATGCTCATCATATACTAAGTTTGGTATGGTCCTGATAAAATCCTTGCAAGTGTTAAAAACATACAGCATCGGTCTGCCTTCTTGGTCAAATGCCAACCTGTAATGAAACTGCATCTTTCCGCTAATACGGTCGTTGTCCGCAGGCTCAAAATATACTCTATACCTTTCCATGGTCGTTGCTATGCTTTCTCCGGTAGACGCATCCCAAATAGATGGGTCCGCTATACCTATGATGTGATT